GACAAGCTCCTCATCGACATCTCGGGCAAACTCGATGAGGGCCTGAAAGTCATCCACCAAAAACACGAAGAAGAGAGACTGGCGAGACTCGCTCGTGACACCAATGGGTGATGGATGGTGAGGGTGGGGCGCGCTGAGCACCCACACCCACACCCACGTAGTCTACTCGTATTCAACCCCAAGGGGCTCGGAATCCGTGCGGGAAACGGTGACATAGGTCCACGCGCCGCGCTTCCTGCCCTTGGGTTTGATGGTGGACATCACCACGACTTGGCACGGGGCTTTCTCCAAGACCGTCATGGTCTTCTTCAGCGTATCCGCATCCCACATCCGGTCGTCTACTACGATGAGGTCGTTCTGGTCGGACAAAGCGGCGCATATTGCAGCGAGGAGTCGAGCCTCTGCGCTCCCAGACAAAGCAGTGTGCTTTTTCTCGCCCCGTTTTAGGCCAATCGAGATGGACTTCTGGGACATCTCCGCGAAGAAGTGTATTGACTCTTCCTTGGGCAGGAATCGACTCACACGTTTGATGAATTCCCCAGCCGCTTGGTGGATGTTGCCCAGCATCATGGACACGATCACGTTCTTCAGGGTCTTCAGGCTCTCCCGCAAACCGAGAGCACGAACCTCGCCGTTTTTTGCAGCAACAGCGGCTCGCGAGAGCCTCTGATTTAAGAGGGCGGAAGCCAGGGCACTGGCGGCGTCATCTCTCAGGGGGATCCGTTGGATGGCTTCCTTCCCCCCCAACATCTCTGTCAGGTGGCGGAGCACTGGCCCTGCCTGGAGAGTTGGGTTCGCTTTGTACTCCATGTACAACTCTTTAAGGACGTCCCTCAGAGTGGCGCGGTGAATCGTATCCCACACCCCAGACAACTCGTCATCCGTGACGGCTTCGACGGAGCCCAGAGACTCCAGGGCAATCAGCCCCGCCTTCGCGGTGTTGGACATCTCTCGCTGGTACTTCCCGATCTTGTCCAAGACATCCACAAGGGACACGGGACTCCCATCCATCGGGCAGACGAGAACGAGCGTTTCTTGGAGTTCGGTAGGAACCATGTTCAGGAGGTCGGCCCCTACAATGGGCTCACACAGGTGCTCCCAGAAGAACTTCACCTGGGTGTCTGCGCTCCCCCCCATAACGGCTCGAACCTGGGCCACAGTTAGCACGTCTTTCGGGTCGGGTTTTTCGACCCCGTTCCGGGCGACATGTGTTGGCCTCTTTCCGCGCCTCAAACTCCAAGAGTAGAGATGCTCTCCCTCAACTTCTCCCCGGGCAACACACTCGTCCACCCCAGGAGGAACCAGGGCAGCCAAGAGAGACCCGTCCCGAACGGGGCGATCTCTATACAGGAGCCCATAGGCGCTCCCAGTTCGGGCAAGCTGCAGAGACTCAGCGATGGCGCTCTTACCTGCCTCGTTGTCTCCAATAAGGATCGTGTACTTGCCCAAGTTGACGGAGTACTCCCCGCCGTCTGGGCTCTTTACATTGCTTGTGATTCGGTCGATGTGACTCATTCTTCCTCTCCAGTCATCGTGCGGGCCTTGTGCAGACGCGCGAGTGCAATTGAATAGGTTCTCGACGGGACGCTTGTTCCCGCCTTCCAGCGGTGGAGGGTCTGGACACTCGGGTGCGCCCCTCCAAGGTACTCGCCCATGTAGACAGCAATCTGCTCCAGGGACAGTCCAGCTTCTTTCAGGTCAGCCAGTAGAGTCTTCGGACTCATGTGGGACTTTATGATTTCCATATGTAACCTCCTTAAATGGTAATGGAATTTGGGGGTCTGCTTCACAACGAAAGCCTCCCTGCCAATCGTCAGGATCGAAAGGGTAGACTTGGGTAATTCTTTGGAAGTGTCCCCACTCGGGGCCCTCCTCAGAAGAAAAGAGCATCACAGGGATACCAGCTTTGACGGCTTCATCGATGATGCTCGCCGTGGCGCGTCCAACAAACTTGCTGGGAATCACGATCATATCGAAGAGACGCTCCTGGGTAATGGAGTGCCTCCGACGACAGATACCGTGTGTCCAAGCTTGCCAGTCTCCCCGGGCATTCTCCAAGAAGTCGTCTCGACCAGTGGTGACTCGAACGCGAATGTCCTTACCTGCTGCTTTGGACTTCTCGACAAGCTTCTCCCGAATCTCTTGGGATTTCTGAGCCAAGACGTGGGGATCCACAGATGAAGGGTGGGCATAGAAAAGGTGAATGGTTCTCATGATTGTCCTTTAGACCTCACTCCAGCGGTGACCGATGTCAGCCTCTGCCGTGTAGTCGAGTTTGGGGTTCTTCTTTCTTCTTCGGGCCATTGCGCCCTGGAGGATTTGAGCGGCGCGTTCCGCTTCGTCCTCGGGCACCTCTAAATAAAGAGCATCGTGTCCATGATTGATGAGCCACTCTATGGGAATCGTCTCGCCAGTAGAGGAGAGGGGTTCTGTAGCAAACCAGTCCTGCGGCCCATGGATTAGTTCAATCATCCCTTCATTGACGATGTTGACGCCGCCAGATTGAATTGGGTGGTTCACAAGCTCGTTGATCTTGTCTTCGTTTCGGAAGTACCTGCGCCTGTCCCACAAGGAATCTCCAATGAAACCCTCACGTCGGTAACGGTTCTCAATCATGCGCCACCACTTCGGGACTTCGGGGTCTGCTCGCTTGAGTCCGTGGACAACTTGGCGCACGTCTTCCAGACTCAGGTGGGCAAAGATGAGGTCACCCGTATCGTCTTCTACCGAGACAACTTGCTCGTGGATACGCTTCGTGGAAGCTGCATACTGCCACGCGTAACGACAGTTCTTCGTGATGTCTCGGGTCGCTTTGAAGGTGTCCTTTCCTTTCTCTCGCCTTTCTTTGGGGGCACCCGGGAGAGTCCAGACGCTCTTCCCGTAGATGATTTCCATGGTCTCGTTGTGGGGGTCGAGCCCCTGGGCAATCACTCGGATAGAGTGCGCGGCGTTCGCCTCCTCCGCAATCAAACGCAACTCCAACTGATCCATGTCTGCACCGATGAGGACGTACCCCTCCCTGGGCACGAACATGTCCCTTAGACTTTTTGGGATATTTTGCATATTTGGATTACTGGATGAGTACCGCCCAGTCGCTGGGAGACGGTTGTAGCAGGGGTGGACTCGAGTGATTTGCTTCTCGATAAGGGGACGCACATAAGTACCCAGAAGTTTGGATGCCTTCCGGTATCGTCGAACCGAGCGGAGAAACTGAACACGCTCTTCGGTCAGCCCGTAGTGGACAATCATCGTGCGAAGAGACTCGTCATCAGTCGAGGGCTCTCCGGTCTTCTCAGAGTAGTGGTGTGGGGCAAGACCCCACGCATCAAACAGAAGCTTCCCAAGCTGCTGGGTGCTCTGGGGATTGAATTTAGGGTGGGTCAATTCCCGGCAGATTTCGAGATGAGACTTAGCTTCTTTGTCCAACCTGAACAGGTGTTCTCCTGCTCTCTCCAGGTCTACACCCATTCCGACCTTCTGCATTGACGTGCCAAGAGACTGGAGCACATGCTCTCTGCCCAGGAGATGCTGTTGGTTCCGCTTTCGGACATCCTCCATGAGCGGCTTGGCAATCCGGGCAGTAACGCAGACATCCTTTCCGCAGTAGATGTGAAGCTCCTCGTCTGTCCCGGCTTCCGTAGCAGTATGGTCCGCCTTCCACGCTTCAGGGTTGTCTGTGTAGAAAGAGCCCACGAATCCCAAGTTGTGGGGAAGCTCGTTATCTGCGAGCAGGTGGAGAAGAATTGTGTCTACAGATAAACTCGGACGAACGCCCAACCAGCACTCCATAGACAACCGGTCGTACTGCCCAGCGTTGTGCCCAATGAGGGGGGCACCCGGACGCAGAGCAAACTTGCGGAGGATCTCTTTCACCTCCTCCTCGTTCTCTGGGCTCACCAGGGGCGTACCGTCAATGCTGCGAATCTCTACAATCAGGGCTTCGCTATCGTTCCCAATACCCACGCACCGAACACGCGCCGTCATGGGATCTATGCCATCCGTCTCCAAGTCATAGGCAATCGGCTTACCCATCCGGGCAAGACGAGAGAGAAAATTGTGGATGGTTGTCGGATGATGTGAACGCACTATTTTCGGTTCGGTCCAGTTTAGCGAGCCGTTGAAGAACCGAAAAGCCTTTCGGATATCGTGCCGGAAAACCTCCCGGTAAGCAGGCTGCCTTAGTACCCAAGCGGGATGCATTGTGTAGCCGACCTTGAGCTTCACCTTGGGATCCCACGGTGCGAAAACCTCTTCGCACCCCCCACGAATAGACATGATGGAGACATCCCCACCACGAATCGCCTTCGCCGCCGTCTTGCCCAAGCAGATGATGTTGGTGATTCCACTCTGGGCAAGCTCCTCCCAGAGGAGGGGGCGGCAAGCACTCACAGGGCGGTCGACTATGGACGCAGTGTTTTCTTCTTCCCGGGCTCGCTTCTCCCTCTTCCGATTTTCTCGCCCCACGCGTAGGTTTAGCGCCTCCAAATCATTCTTGGGCGGACGGCATCGGATGGCGTTCGTGATGTGGCACTCGTCTCTACGAATGTCGAGGGCATTGAGCGCACGCTGTAGTTCAACCCCACTCGGGCCGACAAACGGACGCCCCTCGATAGTCTCGTGTACACCAGGGGCTTCGCCCAAGAGAATCACACGGTCATCATCGTGGGTTTCCGGCAGCACCGGGTCACCCTCGCAGTGCCGTAAGGCACAGTTTTCGCAAGTCTTGAAATGCATTGTTGGGCTCTAAAAAGGGACCCGGCCCCGCCGCATTGGCAGCGGTATTATTTCCGAGACGGATGGCCGGGATAAGGCGGCAGACTTTTTCCGGTCTGCCAGCGGAGAGGGGTTACGACAAGAGGAAGTCGAAATCCTCACTACTCCCAGAGGTTTCAGCGACCACTACGGGAGCGGGTACACTCGTGCCGTTAGTGGCTGGGGCTTCTACCTGAAATTCAGCGGGAGCGGGGGTGTGCATTGCCTGCTTCATTTGTGCGTAGTAGGCAGCGGGGATGTAACGGTAGTCGGGATAGCTTCCCTCAACCGCGCGTCCGTTCTCGCCCAAGGTGGGAGCGGTGTAGTTGAAGTACACGCTCTTTCCGATGAGCTTGTCGAAAGGAAACTTGAGCTTCCCATTCAACTTAGCCTCGGGAATACCCGCCGAGACGAGAAAGGCCATGAGGAAGGGCATAGCCTTTTCGGACAGGGAAAAGCTGTCCTTATGGCGAATACCATTCGTCAACATGTACACGAGAAGACGGTTCGAGTCGTCGTAGTGACGAAACTCTACAATCTTGGCCTCGTGAAGACCGGTTTCAAGATAACCGAGACCTACCCCTGCGGGGGTATGACCGGTGAAGTCGAGTTCAATTGTGACAGACATTTAGATGACTCCTTTTTGCTGTCGGTGAAACCCACAACACACACGCGAGTGGGAAGGGAAAGAGGACCGGGGGCTCCGCAATCGGAGAGGGCGAGTGAAAGGACAAGAAACTCTCGCTTTTTCGATGCCCGCCAGAACATCGCTCCGAGGCTCCTGCCCCCGATCCACTAAACGAATAACCCATCATCTTCCTCGTCTGGGCTGGAGAAAGCCTCCAAAGCCTCGACGGTTTCATAGTGATGGATAGTTGCACGGTGTAGCCCATCTTGGAGGGCCCAACGAATGTGCGGAAGAGCCCGTTTTCCTTTGAGCTTTTGCGCTACTTCTTGGAGGACGGTCGACCAGTTACCGATCCCTCCCTCCAGGATTCTCTCGGAAACTTTCTGGGCAACGTCGCCTATCCACTCCAGGCCGGGGGGGTAGGCAATGATGTAGCCTCCTGCGCGTAGCCCTTCTGCAATGTTCATGGGAGCCATCCCAGGGAACACCGACAAACGGTCACCCGAAACGTAGTCAGGTTGGGGGCGGAAACAAAGCTGGTATTTCCAAGGAGCAGCGGTCGCCTCGTAAACAGCGCGGCCAATCACGTCGACCATTCCACTGAACTTCTCGGGCAGTTGCCCTGGAAGGGCGGGGCCTCCTCGGATGAACTTCCCAGAAGAGTTGCGCGGGGGTTGTTCGTGGCAGTTGAAGATAACGATACTTCCCTGGGCAGTTGCGGCGCGAGCCATGTCACGAACCTCCAGAACGTCACGAGTCAGCGCAGACCACATGCCGCCTCGCCCCTTGCTACTCTCGTACTCATTGATGGTGGACTCCACCATAAGAGAGAAGTCGTCGATAACAATTGAAGGAGGGTTCTCTTCAAGCGCCTTCTGGATTTCAGTAATCGCTTGGGGAACGAGGGTTGCATCTCGTACGTCCAGCTTTTCAATCCCTAAGAACTTTCGGGCAGACAGGAGTCCGGAAGGGGCTCCGATAAAGACCCCGTTTGCTCCTGCCGCCGCGCTTGCGACTGTCTTCCCCGCTTTACTGGGTCCATAGAGGCAGATGAATACGCCCCCATCTGACCCAACAGTCTTGCCATTGGAGCCATTAGCTCCATTTGACTTAGCCATGATTTTCTCCTCATACACACAGATTTAGAACACTAACACGAAGACCCGCCGAAGCGACACAAGTCATAAGCAGAACACGCACCGTACTTCCCAAAGCACGTTTGATTGTTGAGAGCCATTGGCCACTCCTCAATGGGCTTTCCTTCCCACTGGGCAATCCGGCGCTCGCCTTCCTCGATTACTTTCACGAACCACTTGAGTGCTTGGGGTGCAGGCTCAAGGGGACGTCGATCAAAGTCGACAGGCTTGGACAGCTTGATGCGGTTGACCATGACACCCGCAAAGGATTGGCCATACTTAGCT